CTCTCCTATGGTTAATGTATTGTTTTATCAATACTGTTTAAATAATCAGTCTCAAGTTGGGTGTAACACCTTTCCTTAAAACTGTAATAATCCTCATCATTAACTATGCCAAACACTTCGCAAGCCAATGAGATTTTTTCGTAGGAACGCCTACAAAACTCTTCAAAATCTTCTTCAAGCAAGTAGCTATTTAAATCCATTCGCTTTTTGTAAGATTTCATCTAACCTTTCGCATATCTCTGATAGTGGACATAGGTATGTACATTGCCAATTTGCAGTCTCTACACTTGTAACCAAGTAAAGAGGAATCACACACATAGGTTCTCTTCTATCATATTTAAAAATTAGCAAAGGTATTAAATTATCTCCAGCACTCTCTACTGCCTGTTGCCACCATTCATTCTTATACATAGTCTTTTTACCACCAGCCTTATATCTTTTACATTCGATAGCAAACTTATCCCAGTAAATATCAGCCATGCCTTTGGTTTGATATTGATCTAAGTTTCTTTTAACTCTTGTATCTAGTCCTTTTGATTCAAGAATGTTATTAATCTTATTGACTATGACCCTCTCAAACGCTGCACCCTTATTTCTGCTGTTTACCATTAATCTAACTCGTTTAAAATATATATTGCTGCCACTATGCTAATCAAACCACCTATAGCAACCAAACCAAATATCCCTGCAATAAAATATAGAATCCACTCAAGCATCGTAATCAGTCCTAACTACTTTGCCACTCATGTATGTTATTTCTCTGTAATGCTTACCAGCACCTTTTTGGAAATAATATGTTTTGATTTGCTTGTCTAACTTTTCAGCTTCAAGCTCTTTTCTACGCTTTTCAACTGCTTGGCTATTTTGACCCATTCTTTTTCTCCGCTTTGTAAGAACACATGCCTAGCTTCAAGACCATCTGAGATGCAGTCTCAATATTCATGTTATTTTTAATTGCGAATATCTTGATCTCCTTGTGTAAATCTTCCGATATCCAAAGTGCTTTTTTTATTTTTTCGTCCATTCTGACTCTCCTTTTTAATATTAATATTTATTTTGCAATAAAGCTAGAACTTTATTACTTACTCTTCCAAAAACCCTTATACTTAGTTCAAGGGCGTAAGATAAACTCTCCATATAACTTAATACTCTCATATATCTATTCGCCCTTACTCATAAAACCAAATCCACAACATTAGGACTATTGTAAATACTTAAAGGTTTACCTTTTTGATATTCTTTATAATCCTCTAGGTATTGCTCCATCATGTTCCAACCATAATCCATTTGCTCTTTAGTAATCCTAAATACTTTAGAAGCATAAGGTTGTACTTTCTCCTGTGCTATAAACACAAAGTCTGTTACATCATATCCTGCCATCTGCAAACCTCTTCTATAAAATGCTGCTTGTAAGTCGTAGCCATACTTTTTAACTGACTTATTAAAAGCATAAGGTTCGCAAGATATAGTAGTCTTATAATCTACTATTACTATTTCATTATCTGAATTAGGTTTATCTAATGGCGGACACATTAAATCAGGTCTACACTTGCATAACACATCATCTTCGTACCAGTAGATACTTGCTTCAGCTAATTTGCCTTTTGCATTTAAGTAAGCATTACCCTCATATATCATATTTGCCTGCATATCAAAGATCATGTGTGCATCTTCTTCTTTTAAGACTATATAACCTTGCTCCTCATATTCAGCTTTCTCTTCTTTATAGGCTTTTGTATAAGGAGAGCCTGAAAGCACCCTGACCTCTTTATCAAAAGCCTCCTTACCTTCCACTAATAAAGAATGAGCTGCTGTCCCAAACTTTAGTGCAGGAGTAGATTCAGATTTATGATTAACCGCGTGTAACTGCGATTGACCAAATCTTCTAACATAACTACTACTGATACCTACACCAGCATGATAATCTTCGTTAGGTATGTCTTTATAAATAAGAGCCTGACCTTTTTGTTCTGACTCAAAGTTTTTTAGTGATTCAATCTTCATGTATTAGCTCCCATTAGATAAGCTATCTCAGTCAACGAATCTCTGACTATATATTCTCTTTCATCTACTTGGACTTTGTTCTCTCCAGTAAAGACATCTCTGTAGTAACCTCTTATTTGCCTTTTTGCTAAGATCAGAGGTTTTACTTTACCTACTTCGTTTAGTGTTATCTCTCTCATTTGTTATCCCTGTCTTTGATAATTAAAGCAACTCCATAACATATATATGCCATAACAGCTAACAGGACTAATACTTGTATTTTTTCTATCATAATTAACTCTCCCTTTGTAAACTTATTTTTTCATAATTGACATAATTGTCTGTCAAATTATCTAGCTCATGTTGTTGATAAGTTGTATGTTTCATTAAATTACTTTTAAAAAAATCGTTACTATTATTTCTAGCAAATATTAAAGCTAATTTAATTAACTCAACAGCATTTTGTTTTTCTATATTCATGTTATTTAACTCCTTATTTTTAATTAACATACATACATTATAACATAAATATATATTTATGCAAACATTTATATAAATAAATTAAATTATAGGATTCAGAACAGGAACTGAACTAAGACTGTCCAGTGTTTCTTTTAAGGATTCTAATTCCATATCATCAGTTATGGATTTCTTATCAAAAGTAAAATAGTTTTGTGATGATGTATTTGGTTTAAACATGATTCGCTTTTTATCTTCATCAAAGAATACAAAAGCTAATATATCGCAAGTGTAATGTTTGTAAGTTTCAGACATTGATCTTGAGTTCTCAGAAGCAAAGACAAACTTCTTTTCTTTAGTTGCTCGTCTGCTTTTTACTTGCACTGTATATTTGGCTGAACCAAATTCAACCATTAAATCAGCAGGATGTTTTTCTTGGGTGGGGAAACAAAAGTCTGCATATTCAAGCAGAAATGTTTGTACTAGAGATTCGCCTAAAGCACCAAGTCTTGAATTATTTTGATGTTGGTCTGATGTCTTTCTTGGCATTGTGACATAAGGCTAGTTTTCTTGAATTCCTAGCACATCTTGCAGGGGTTTGTTCGTGGTACTTGCTCCTTAAAATTTCTTCTGAGGCTTCTAGCCATGCACCCATTTCCATCAAAGCTCTTGTTCTTCTAAAATTCATCCACCCAGTGATACCCATTTGAAAGGTGCAGTCTATACATACTTCTTGGGCAAGTGGTGGAAATGTGCGGAATACACTCCAGTTTTTATCTAGGCTTGTTATAACCCTTTTAATGTCATTTTCTAAAAGATACATAGCTTCATCTTCTGATATGCCATTCTTATCTAAGCAACGACCCACGCCAATTGTGTCATATCCCAAACTATCTTTATAAACTTGAAGAACTAATCCTTCATTCTTAATTAACATTTCTTTTATGTTTTCGTACATTATTTTGTTAATCCTTTAGTTTTCTCATAACTTCTCATACCACCTAATCCTAACATACCCATTAAAACAGGCAACATAGTTGATGTATCTGCTTGTGGTACATCAATACCAAAAGGTGCTAATAAAGGACTAATGAGAAAGTTGACTGCAAAACCTGCAACACATACCCAAGCTGTTGCTGGTCTCCAAGATGATTGAAACCAGTTACCTTTAGCTTCTTCTTTGTTGACTTCTATTTGTGCTTTAGCAATCTCATGGATGTGCTTTTCAGACATAGTTGCAAGTTCGTGTGCAATCTTTTGTTTGATATCAGCATCAGGAATAAATTTATCAAGAATTTTGCTGATAGGTTGGATAAGTTTGTCTATCATAATTTAACAATCAAGGTGATAATGCCACTTAACAGTATTAATATCACTGCACCCAAACCGCCTTTAATAGACCAATCAATTTTGTTAAGTTTAGTTTCAGTTTTGTTATCTAAATCTTTAACTTGTTCTTCTATCTTTTTTAATCTATTCCAGTTTTGAGTCCATCTTTCACCGCATTGGATTTCGTGTTTTTCTAATTCAACTCCGATATCTTGTGCGGTGACTCTAGGCATTATTCTTCCTCTACTACCTCGACTTCTTCATCTTCAGCTTTAATAGCTCTGTCAAATGATTCAATAACTAGATTCTTATATTCATTAGTAATGACATAATCATCATAGAATTCTTGAAGTCTGTTTAGTTTTCTACCAGCAACATTTAACTTAGCAGCTAAAGCCATTTGTTCTTCGTTAAGATCAGAACGCCTGTACTCAACATCGTTATATGTAATTACTACTGGATTTTCTTCTTGCATTTTATTTTCTTCTTTACTCATTTAACTCTCCTATAAGTTATTTAAAATTTAATTATATACTAAAAAATATTATTCAGTCCAAATTGCACTAGCAATTGTTTGTACTAATTCATCTTCACCTGATACATCATCGCCATGATTAAAGTTCATGACTTTAGTAGCTGTTACAGGTAATTGCTCATCATCAGGATCATCAAACACATCGTTGTAAACTACCATTAAAGTAGGATATGTTGTTTCGCCTTCTTCCATTGCTGGTTGTGCTGGATATGTTTCAATCCTTTGTACTGTTCTTGTTAATGTTATTGCCATTTTTATTCTCCTATATAAGTTATTAATTCATCAGATTCTATTATAGTTGTTTAAGCATATTTTAAATATGCATCTCTAGATATTACTCCAACCCTATAACATTCATCTAATTGTACCCTAATTTCTTCTTCATTTTTAGAACCATCATCATTAAAAATTACAGGAACTTCTACAACAAAATTTTCTTCATAAATTTTTCTTGCAAATAAAACTTCACTGTTTTCATAATATTCAATCATTTTAAAAAAACTCTAAAAATAAATTACCAGTGCTACTAGTAAGGTCACTTAGAAGTGTCCAAGTAGCAAAACTTCCTGATGGATTACTATAACTACATGAGGTTCTAAATGTATTAGTCAACAAAGTTCCTGTATTATCTGTTCCTGAATATACTTTTACATTAGTCCACCCAGCATTTGATGTTGCACCTGAAACAGCAAATTGTGTATTTGTACCTGCACTTTCTGTATCAAAAAAGCCCCATGTAGTGCTGCCTCCAAATAAATCACAACTTGTATCAGTAGCTGTTCCAAATCCACCGCCAATATATGTACTAAAACCCTGTGCTTCATAACCAGTTGCAGTAAAACTACCTTGTGCTAAACCAACAGACCAAAGCAAAGTAACTGCTGATTTACCATAAAAATTAGACATGGATATAGCACCTGATGATACATTTGCTAAAGTTCTTAAATCAGTTTCATTTAAAGATGATGTAGCTGTAGCACTCCTGCCTAACTCTAGGTTAATTGACCTATCAGTTGTAGTACCACCAATAGACATAGTTCCGCTACTTGCTAGAGTCATTGTCTAACCTCGCCTTTAGTTCGTCTATTTGTTGTTGTTGGTCTTTGATAGCTTCAATTAATAAAGCTACTATTTTTTCTTTATCTACAGTTTTGTATTCTTCATTAAATGGTGCAGGGGAAACTGCATCAGGAATAACCGCTTCTATTTCTTGAGCTATCACACCAGTTTCATGTTTATGCTTTGGATTAAAGTTTTCAATATCATCCAACCAATCAAACTCAACACCTCTAATTTTTTTAATTTTTTCTATAGGGTTTTTAATAGTTTGTATATTAGTTTTTAGCCTTTTATCTGAAGCATAGGCTGTAACATTTCCTGTAACTCTAAAATCAGAAGTTGTTGCAGTTATAGTTGTGCCATCAGGAACTACTAGTTGATTGGAAGAGTTATTACCACCACCTCTAATATAAACAGGTGCGCCATCTTTTGCCGAAACATAGGTAGTCCCATCACTTGTTCCTGAAATAATCATGTAATCTGCAGAGCCTGATTGAAAAGACGTTTTCATTCCAACATAAGCACTACTGGATGAATATGCTTCATCGCCCATAATAAGGTTGCCACCATCAGCTCGTAATCTTTCAAACACACCATTTCTTGAGGAATCTATTACTGTTTGTCCACCAACTCTATAACCACCTGCACGAACATTTACACCATAATCTACAGTATTATTGTCTCCAATTTGAAATGTATCAGTAAGACTTTCACCATTTTGTGGTTTGACTTGGAAGTTAATATAGCCTGAGCTTCCACCGCTACCTCTATAAAATTGAATTTTTGAGACTTGAACACTGTTATATCCAACGATTGAAGAAACAGGCACGTTACTTAAATCTTGTCGGTTGTTATATAACCTTAATTGTGATTCACTATTATGAGCATTAAAGAATAATGCATCTGAACCTGCCGCAGGTTTAATTGTTGTATCTCCCGTACTAATAATGTTAGATACTGATACAGTTCCTGTAGTTTCTAAATTACTACTTCCAAAAGTAACACCATTGCCACAAGAAATACTTAGCTTATTATTAAATACGCCTTCATAACCAATACTAGCATCAGTTGTAGCACCATGTTTAAAGTTAATAAAGCCTTGTACTGATGAGTCAAGGATAATTTCGGTTGCACTACTTGAAGTTGGTATTAATGATAGTTTAGGTGTTGAATCTGTTATTTTTAAACCATCAGTTTCATTGTAGGTTAAATTTGATTCTCCGCGTATTCCTGTTGAACCTGTAGAAGTAATTATTCTATCATCGCCACTATCAACATAAGAGCTAACAGTATTAAAGCTCCATGCCATGTTGCCACTAACATCACTTGTTAATACACCACCGCTTTGACTTGGATATGATGGGAATACATAACCTTCAATAGTTGAACCTGATATATCACCTGTACTTGTAATAGCACCACTAGAGATAGTTCCAGTACCAATATCTAAATTAGCATTAAAGTTATTTGTACCTGAAACAAATATTGACCTTTTAGTTGCTGTTAAAACTGTACCTGATGGTGCTGTAGTTCCAGTATCAGAACCGCTATGTGTCCATACACCATTATTATGTTCAACTGTATAAATTGAACCTTCTCCAGTAAAATTACCAAATAATCCATAAAACTCAAATTCTGCATTAGAAACTTGTTTTACAAAAACCTCACCTGGTGCAGCAGTACTATTTCCATATCTATATTGTTGACAATCTCCATAAAAACCACTTTGATTAGATGAATTATTAGAAGTTTTAAATCTAATAATAGTTTCAGTATTTTGTGCATCACTTGCGTTATAACCATTATTAGCACTAACTGTAATTTTTACAGTTTGTCCATTTTGAGCAATGCTTGAGATAGTTCCAAATTTTATATATCTATTTGAATTACCGCCTGTATTAGCTATAGAAAAAGTTTTTGGTATAGATGTAGCAGAGCCTTTACCATTAAGATTAAGACTTGCTATATTAGTTAAGGCTCTTGAACTTGAAATAACCTCTGTTCCATTAATAGAAACGGTATTACTTCTAGCTGTTCCTGAAAGGTAGAGGTCTTTGAAGCGGTTGCTTATGCTTCCAATGTCTAAATAAGCGTCAACCGCACCACTTTGGTTTCCTGGAGATATTT